ATGGGTGACGTTGCTGTTTCTCTTGCTGGTGGTATGAATCCTTTCATGATCATGATCCAGCAGGGTGACCAGTTGAGAGCTGCATTCCAACTCGCAAAGAAAGATGCGGTAGATACTGGCGCGGCAATGAGAGTTGCTGCAGCAATGATTGCGGAGTCATTTATCGATACTGGTAAAAACATCGGTATTTTCGTTGGTGGTGCATTTAAGTCTCTGTATGACGCAGTTGGTAATTTGGGTGCTAGATTCTCAGGTCCGTTTGGCGGTGATGCGATTCGCAGATGGAGAACCGAACTAGAACTTGCAGAAGCGATCAGTGGTAAAACAACAGGTGCTCTGACAGTAATGAATGGTATCATTGCTGTGATGACAACAACAGTGACTGCCATTACTCTAGCTTTCGGTGCTTTCAGTTTAGCATACGGTGTTGCTTTTTTCAAGGCATCTAAAGAAGCTGATGAACTAAGTAAAGCACTTATTCTGACTGGTGGATCACTCGGTCTTACTAAAAATGCAGCGATTGATTTTGCGGCTAGTTTTGAACAAGTTGGAATGAACGTAAGTTCAGCGGTTCAGTACATAACTGAATTTGCTAAAGCGGGTAATTTTACTAAGCAAGAACTGCAACTTCTAGTTCCAGTCGCAAAGCAAATGTCTGAACAACTTGGCATTTCCGCCGAAGATGCTGTCAAATCTTTTGCCAAGTTCAAAAAGGAACCTGTAGAGGCTCTAATTGAATTGGCAAAAGCTACGGGTATGGTATCACAAGAAACCCTTCAGATGGCTATTCAAATGGAGGATTCCGGACGCAAGACAGAAGCTCAGACAATTGCAATGAATGAAGCCGCAAGAGTTAATCAGGTAGCTGTTGATCGAATGAAACAAGATTATAGTACGCTTGGTACAATTCTTGTTGAAACAGGAAAGGCTTTCTCTGATTTATGGTCTGGAATCAAGAGTTTGATTTACAATCCAAACGCTACTCAGAAACTTGAAAAGGATATTGCAGCTTTACAAGAAAGAATCGCAGGGCGTGAAAATAGTTTCGGTCCTGTTAACAAGCAAGCTTTAGCTGCCGACAAAGAAAAGCTTCAAATTCTTCGTGATCAGTTGAATTATAAGATTCTTCAAGAAGAAGCTGATAAAGACATGATGGCTACACAAGCTGCTCAAGCTCGTGCAACTGAAGCTACCAGAAGATTGAATAAATCTATTCAAGATGATCTTGATAAGTTGACAATGAAGGAAATGACTCGTACAGAGTTCGTCCAGAAATTCATTGATAAAAAACTAGAAGAAGCGAAGATTGTTGGTAATCAAACAGCGCTGAATCAAGTTCAAATGAAAGACCTTGAAAAGTTAGCTGAGTTAGAGTGGAAGAAAACTAAGACGGCTAAAGACGGTGCCAAAGAGCAACTTAAGATCGATAATGCTTACAACGCTGCAATTCAGAGGTTTATTACTCTAAGAGAAGAAGCTGCAGGTAAGACAAGAGAACTTACTAAAGCTGAAATTGCTTACAATGAAATCAAAGCGTCTAGTAACTGGGATAAGTTCTCAAGCAAAAGACAGGAAGAACTTGCTCTGGAAAGAGACAAAGCTGTTAACGCCGAGAAACTACAGGCTTTCCAAAAAGAAGAACTTAGACTAAAGAAAGAACTTCTGAAGTATGAAGATAAGATTTACGAACTGAGAAGTTCTCTAGCTCTAGATTACGAAAAGCAAGTTGAATCAATCAACAAAGAAAACGACAGTCTGAATCTTAGAATGCAAGTACTAGGTAAGACCGAAGAGCAGACAAAAGTTATCACTCGTGAAGTAACTCGTCAAGCAAAGATTCGTCAAGCCGACGCTGAGTTTGCAATCGAACAGATGCGAATTTGGAAGAAATTTGTCGATGCTCAAGGTAATACTGAAGGTGCTGAGTTCGATATTGAAGGTTATCTAAAAGCTGTTTCAGATGCTGATCGCGTTCGTAAAGAAAAGCAATTAGTTGCAAATCGGGAAGTCGCAGTATCAGCAGCAGAAGATTTCATGAAAGAATTTAACAGAATTCAAGATGGAATCTCAGACGCAATCGTAACAGCATTGTTCGAAGGTGGTAAAGCTGGTAAGAAGAAGTTACGCGATGTAATTGTCGCTGAACTACGTAAGCCTATTACACTATTTGTAAACGCTGTAGTTAAGGATATCACTGGTGGATTTGTAAACTCTGTACTCGGAAACGTTACAGGAAGTGCAACTGGGTCCGCTGCTGGTTCTGCAGGCAGTGGTATGCTTGGTTCAGTACTAGGTTCTGGTGTAAGTATGTCTTCTATGGGATCATACTTTGCTACTGGAGCGATGAACACTGTAGCCGGTACAGGAATGAGCGCAGGTATGACAGCAGGTTCTGCGGTTGGTGGTGCTAACGGAATTGCTATGCAATTAGGTGCTGCTGCTCCTTATATCGCTGCTGCTCTTGCACTTTACGCAATCTACAAGAAACTAGATGACTCTGGTACACCGCATACTGGTGCTAGCGCTTCCTACAGTGCTGGTTCTGGTTCAAAGACAGGTATGGGAGTCTACGGTGTAGGTTCCGATAAGGGATTCTACAGCAAGGATGTAGAAACTTCAATGGCTGCAATGTCTAAGGGTATCGTTGATATTCTAGATCAAACGGCTTTGAACTTCGGTAAGACTGCTGGTTATGAAGCCGCTGTAGCATTCGCAGATGATTCGTCTAAGGATGGCGCTTGGGGTTCTCTAATGATTGGTAAGCTAGGTGAAAACCTAGCAGGATTCGGTTCTGAAGGTAACGGTCGCTGGCCTGGGAAGTCATTCTCAGACGGTGAAGCCGGTCTAAAGGAATTCAATGCTGCTGTAGCTGCTGACGTTAAGAAAGCTCTGGAATCTATTGGATTACCTGAGTGGGCAACTAGTATGTTGGATAGTTTGGGCGATGCTCCTACTGTTGAACAACTTGGTGCTGTAGTTGACAGAATCAACGCTACTCAGAATGCTCTAGAGAATCTAGGTTCAGTAATGCCAATGTTCGCTAACCTAACTGGTGAAGCGGTAAGTTCATTACTGGGTGCTTTCGGTAGTATCGAGAATCTATCTGGTGTTGCTAGTGGTTTCTATCAGAACTTCTATAACGACAGTGAGAAAGCTAATGCTGCTACTGCTGCTTTGTCTAAAGAGTTTGAGAAGCTAGGAATTGCGGTTCCTGCCGACAGACTAAAGTACAGAGTAGAAGTAGAGAAGGCTCTTGCTGCTGGTAACGAAGACCTCGCTGCTAAACTAATGATGCTGAGTGGTGCCTTTGCAGAACTAAACCCTTGGGCGGAAGCTACAGGGCGTACTGCACAAGATATTGCTGAGAGTCTAGCTAACATGAAAGACGAAGGTAGGCAACTTGCTATTCAGTTACTAGAACTTCAAGGCAAGACTGCCGAAGCTAATGCAGCTACTCGACTTCTTGCTATCGAAGGTATGACAGAACTGGAGATTGCAGCTTACGACATGAATCAGGCTATGAAGGCTCAAATTGCCGATCTGAATGTACGAAACAAACTGGAAGATGAGTTATTCAAACTGACTCACAGTACAGCAGAGATTCGTGCAAAAGAACTGGCAACAATGAGTCCTGCAAATCAAGAACTTCAGAAACTAATCTGGTCGCTTGAAGAAGCTGCCAAGAAGACTGAAGAATTGAAAGCCGCTGAAGATAAGTTGATTGCTCAGAGACAATCTCTGCAAGATCAATTGTTCCAGTTAACAGCGAGTGCAGCAGATAAGCAACAAGCTATTCTTGACAAACTAGCTGATGCTGAAAGTCAACGTATTCAAAAGCAGATTTGGGAAGTGGAAGCTTCACAGAAAGCTGCAGCTGAAGCCGCTGATAAGAAGAAGCAAGTTGAATCTGAAGCATACAACCTGGAAACTAAGCGACTGCAATTACTTGGTGATACTAAGACTCTTCGTGAACGTGAATTAGCTTTGGTTGATCCAGCTAACCGCGAAGCACAGAAACAGATTTGGGCAATTGAAGACAAGATTGAAGCCGACAAGATTGCTGCGCAAGCAGCAGAGGAAGCAGCTAGAGCACAAGCACAAGCCGCTGAAGAAGCAGCAAGAGCACAAGCACAAGCCGCTGAAGAAGCAGCAAGAGCAGCGCAGCAAATCAAAGACGCATGGAAATCTATTACAGATTCTATCTTCGAAGAATTTGCGCGCATTCGTGGTCTAGTAGCCGGCGAAGGTCCGAATAGTCTAGCACAAGCTCAGTCTGCATTTGATAGTGCAACCGTAAGGGCTCTAAACGGTGATCAAGAAGCAGCAAAGTCCCTACCAGAATTGAGTAGAGCTTTGTTGGATATTGCTGGTGAACAAGCCAGAAGCATGATTGAACTCCGCAGAATCCAAATGCTGACAGCTGCAAGTCTAGAAGCTACAGGTACAAGAATCAATACTAACTACGGTCTAGCAATCCCTGCTTACGCAGATGGAGGAAACTACGCTGGTGGTATTGCTCTTGTAGGTGAAAACGGTCCAGAGTTGATTAACTTCAATTCATCAGGTCGTGTTTACGATGCTAAGACTACTGCTGGAATGCTAGGTTCTGGTTCTAATCTAGAAGCTTTGGTTGAGAAACTAAACGCAAATATCGAAGGTCTACGTTACGAAGTTCGTGCTGGGGTAACTCACACAAGCAAGGTAGCTAAGATTCTAGAACGAGTAACACCTGACGGTGATGCTGTTGCAACTAGAACTGTTGTTTAACAATGAGGGGATGAAATACTCCCCTCTTTCTTTAGATGGATATACATGAAGGTTATTAGTCCAAAAGCATTTCAATCTAGCATGTTGTTATCATCTACTGCTAGTGAATCTAACCCTACATGGTCTTCTGCTACAACGTATGCAAAGGATGCCATTGTAGTTTACGGTACTAGGTTATATATCAGCCTACAAGCCGCCAACACGAATAAACAACCTGACTTACTTGCTAATGCAGCATGGTGGTCAGATTACGGTCCTGCAAATAGATATGCCATGTTCGATAGAACGATTTCGGCAGCTACAACAGCAGGTACAACTTTGACGGTGGTAATTTCACCGGGTGCAGCGATTGATTCGCTTGCATTGATTAACTTAAACGCAGATGTTGCGAAACTAACTGTACGGAATGGTGCCGGTGGCCCTATCGTATATGAATACACAGGTGGTTTGAGTGGAGCTACGGTTACTGACTGGTATCAGTACTTCTTCTACGATCCTCTGCTGAAACGTACTCAGTTAGTATTCTCAAACATTCCTCCGTATGTAAACTGCCATATTACTTTGGAATTTACATCAAGTACAAATATTTCCGTAGGTGAATGTATCTTCGGAACACTAACAGAAATTGGTATGACTCAATTTGGAGCAACAGCCGGTATCATCGACTTCTCTAAGAAGAATACTGACGATTTCGGTAATGTTACTTTCATTGAGAGAGCATACAGCAAGAGATTAAGTACTCAGGTTATTGTGAAGAATCCACAACTAAATCGAGTACAACAGTTACTATATTCACTTCGCGCTTCTCCTTCAGTTTGGATTGCTTCAGATAATCCGACATACGAAGAAGCCTTAATTGTCTACGGATTTTATAAAGATTTTTCTATGGATATTGCATACCCTGAATATGCTGTATGTAGTATTGAAATCGAAGGCTTGGTATGAACGATTATTATGTTTATCTCCACCGAAGAAAAGATACCAATGAAGTTTTTTACGTTGGTAAGGGTGTTGGGAATAGGTTGATTACAAAGCATAACAGAAGCGTCAAATGGAATAGTATTGTTTCGGAATCAGGTGGTTATCTAATCGAGAAATATGTCGAGAATGTGAGTGAAGAGGAAGCACTTTCAATCGAGAGAAAACTAATAGATAATCCTCCTGTTGATTGGAAACTGGTTAATAGTAAACTTTCTATGGAAACCAAGATTATTTGCCCAGAAGAATTTAGTAAATATTTTTACATCGATGAAAGTAGTCCTTCTGGGTTGCGCTGGAAAGTAGATATTTATTCTGGAACCAAAAATAACGTGTTGAGTGCAAGAAAAGATGGTGTAGCGGGAAACAAGTATTTTCGTACCAACGGGAAACCGAAGTGCTGGCGAATCGTGTTGAAAGGTAGAACGTATTATTGTCACAGAGTTATCATGGCGATTTCAAACCAAGACTTCAATGAAAAATGGATTGTAAATCATATAGATACTAATCCTTTTAATAATTCACTATCAAATCTTGAACTATCTACGCCTGCTCTTAATTCCAGAAAAACTAATAAGCACATAAATAACGATTCCATTGGAGTCGTAAAAATTACTGTGCCAAACGGTAGTAGGACAGGAACCTTAGATTACTATTGCGCCACTTGGTACGATTTGAATAGAAAGCAACACACAGTTAGATTTAGCTGCAAGAAATTAGGTGAATCTGAAGCCTTAAAGCTTGCAACGGAAAGAAGGAATATGGAGATTAACAAATTAAATGAAGATAATGCGGGATACCCCGTTAAGGAGTCAACATGCCGATAAGTGCCCTACCGACCCCACCAAGTAGGTCGAATCCTTCTGCGTTTGCTAACGAAGCAGACGCTTTCCTTAGCGCATTACCTACATTTGCAACCGAAGCAAACTCTTTGGCGACAGATGTAAACAACAGTCAAATCGCAGCGGCAGATAGTGAAGATGCTGCACTGACATATGCAAACAATGCTCAAGCAAGTGCAAACGCTGCACAAGCTAGTGCGGTATCCGCCAGCAATGCTTCAAGCGCTCCTAAGTGGGTCTCTGGAACTAACTACACGGAAGGTCAGTGTACTTGGAGTCCTACTAGCTTCCTAACGTATAGGGCAAAGTCTAATATCACTGGTTCCGTAGTTGATCCTGCGCTGACAACAGCCTGGGAACTATTGAACGGTGAAATTGCTAAGGAAACTACAAGTTCTTTGGCATTTACTGCTCTGCATAACTGGCACTATATTCTAACAGGTGCTGGTGATGTAAACGTAACATTGCCTACTCCTTCAAACTATATGAAGGTTAGAATTACGGTAGCGAATAACAGAGATACCAATAATGTCCTTCGTGGTACAGCAACAATTATGGGTATTCCTGAGAATTGCAGACTTGATAACAAGAATGCTACGGCTACGTTTGAGTATCTAAATAACACATGGAGAATTACATAATGAGTGTACTAAGTCAATTTATGGGTGGAGGCGGAATTGAGTTGGGTCAAGCGATTCCAATGGACGGCGCGGCACCTTTCTTTACAGTTTCATCAAAAGAGTATTTAAGAACAGGATTCCTTAAGGCATATGAAGCGAAGTATGATTCATTTAAAACAGTAATGCCACAAGGTAGTTTTATTGATTTCACACCCCTTGCCACAACTACAGCAATGACGGGAGCAACTTTTACTCAAGGAGGTATCCGTCTTTTTCATGATGGTACGAATTATGTTCTAGCTCTTTCACATACTACAAATAACACTACATATGCGTGGTATTCAAGCAATTTAGTAGTGTGGAATGCTGTGACAAATCCTTCCGTGATGGGTTACGCCACCGACTTTGCAAAGATTGGGACCACAATTGTTTCAGTATGTAGCGATAGCACCAATCAGCTTACGATTCGATATAAGACCGCTGGGTCAACTGGTTGGGACGGCGTTAGTAATACCCAATTTTCACATAATAGTTTAGCAGTGAATACCGCTGAAAACTACATCGTGGCAACACGTATTGAAGGAACACAAGCCGGTACAAACGGGGCAGTATACACCTCAGTAAACGGAACGGCTTGGACCGCTAGAACAATCAGTGGTGGTAATAATTTCACCATGTATTGTATTTTCTGGAGTCCTTGTGCTAATGCTTTCTTTGTTCTTGGTCAACAGCAATCCAATTCAGTATCAATGAATCGTACAACAGACGGTTTTACACATACTGGGGTATGGAATAATGATACTTCGTTCAGTATTAACACCTCCCTAATGAGCGCTGCTTCAAAAGGTTATATCGCAAGTTCACCGACTGTCACGATTATTTCCGGGGAGAATGGAAAGATTCGTAGAACAACCGATGGAGCAAACTGGACGGTGATTAACATGAATAGTTTTTATCCAAGTATTACCGGGCAGAATCGGATTATGTATGATCCAGTTAATGCAAGATTCCTGTACACAGTATCTGAAAGTATGTACGGTACGTTCTATCTTCGTTCAACCGATGGTGGAGTTACTTGGACTCCTACGTTTTCATATCGTGCGGATGCCTCGACTTTGCCACAGCCGAACGTGAGATCGAGCGGTACGCTTCTTTTTGCTAACAACAAGATTGTCAATGTATTCATGAATGAATCTGGACTAGTTACTGTTGCTGATGTTACAAATGATGTGTGGCAAACTAATCCCGACTGGATCGGATCTATTGGTATTAGATTTTTTGGCAATCCAGGAATCAGTGCGAACTACGCTATTCCAGCTTATACGAGGATTTTATAATGTTTATTTGTGTAGAACCAGTAAAACCAAAGCACCTATCCGTAGGTTCTTTCTTCGATAGATTCGGTGCTTTCAAGTATCCGATCCTTGCTTCAACTAACGTAGGTGTACAGGCTCTAATCAAGGATTGTTCAGTAAGGACTTTCATTGATCTGGATCGCCCTGACCTCCCTGTTGCTCTGCAGATGATTGTTGACGCGGGGTTTGCAATTGATGTAAACTCAATCCTTACTTCTCCTATCCTGGATAGCGAAAGACCATAATGAAACGAATATTTGATTACTTCCTACAGATTCTTGTAGCAATCGATCAGGTATTCAATGCATTGCTCGGTGGCATGGCAGATGAAACATTATCTAGCCGTGCTTACCGTGCTGAACAAAAGGGTAAAATCTTCGGTAAGATTTTTAGACCACTGATTGATGCCCTGCTGTTCTTTGACAAAGCCCACTGCTTCGGGTCATACTTGAGTGAGAAATCCAGGAAGCAGTTCCCGATTGACCTCAGAGATGTGTGAGGATTTTATGTCATGCAAATGGAAGAATCTATTACCTGACGATACTCGTATCGTTGAACTGGCTAGTGCAATTGCGATATTCATTAGTGCAGTATTAATGTTCTTTGGTTTCGGTGCAGATCATACTGAGTATACCAGTGTACTAGTATTTTCTGCCATCGTTGGTTTTTTACAACTATTAGCCCTCGTGGTATTAGACAATGCTGAACCTCTAAGGGTTTACGCTTCTCTTGTCATGGGTGGACTAATGATTTATTTGGGTATTGTACATTCAGATTCAATATCAGTATTTAATTATGTGATAATGTTCACACTGGGAATAGCTAATCTCTATGCATTCTTGGTAAATAATCAGAGGTTAGTATGGAAGTGACAGCCATTTTAGAATTGATGAAGGGAGTTCCAGAAGGAACCACAGCTTTCGTTGTGATTGTGTTTCTCATCGGTTCATTCTTTCTCAAAAAGAAAGACGTAGACTTAACACAAGTAACTTCGATTAGTAAGCTTCAAACAGATCAACTTACTACATTGATCGAACAAAACAAACTTCTAGCCGGTGAATTACACGCAGTACGTAAAGAACTTACTGAAGCGTACAAAATCATGGATGATATGCGCCAGCGTATTACTGAACTGGAAGAAATGCTAAGGGATAGTAGAATCCCTGATGCGGAAACATGAGGTAAATTATGAACGACTTAATTGGACTTGCTGGGAGCGGTGTAATTGGTAGTCTCTTTGGGGGATTATTTAGGCTTGCACCTGAGATTTTAAAATTCATGGATCGTAAGAACGAGCGCAATCACGAGTTGAGCATGTTCAAACTCCAGACAGATTTAGAGCGCGTAAAAGGCGACTATAAAATGGAAGAGCGTTACGTAGATTTTTCTGTGGCGCAAATGAATGCCATTGCAGCCGCCACAGAAGCTGAAGGTAAGATTGCCAGTAATAGTTACAAATGGGTGTCTGCGTTATCTGCAATGGTAAGGCCTGTCATAAGTTTGACAATCTTTCTGTTCTATGTAATCCTTAAACTTACATTCGTTGTTAACGGATTTTACATGGGAATGGATTGGTCTACTATCGTCGCACAAAGTTGGACAAATGACGATTTTATGGTGCTCACAATGGTTCTTACCTATTACTTTATTGCAAGAGATATTTCTAAATACCAGAAGCACTAAATGATTGAGAAAGCGAGGTTATCTTGAGTTTTTATGTTTATATCCACCGAAAGAAAACAACTGGTGAAATATTTTACGTTGGAAAAGGAAAAGATGGCAGACTGAATTCAAAAGTCGGTCGATCTAATCTTTGGCACAAAATAGTTAACAAACACGGATACTTCGCAGAAATTGTCCAAGGTGATCTGCAAGAGTGGTATGCTTTCGAACTTGAAGCTGAGTTGATATCTTTATATGGACGGTTGAACTTAAAACAAGGTCCATTGGTAAATCTCACGGATGGTGGTGAAGGTGTTGCTGGGATCAAGCGTTCTGAAGAGTACTGTAAGAATCTGTCTTTGATTCGTAAAGGAAACACCTATTCATTAGGCTCTAAACGATCCGAAGAGACTAAAAGAAAGCTTTCTAAAATCAAACAAGGAACCAAACACTCCGAAGAAACTAAGCTTAAAATGTCTAAAGACCGAAAGCTCAATCCTTATAGAACAGGACCGATTTCAGATGAAGCCAAGCGTAAGATAAGTATTGCAAACTCAGACAATAAAATACATAAACTAGTACACGAATCTGGATTATGCTTTGAGGGCACACGAAAAGACTTTCTAAATACTTATGGTTTTAAAATAGATCATCTTTTCCGCCCGAAGTCAAAAGTACATCGTGGCTGGAGGCTTAAAAATGAATAAACTAGAAGACGTTAAACGCACCTGCGTAGAACTCTTCCTTATTCCCTGCGAGGGTACTGGACCGATGACACCAGACGGTAGATTCATGGCATACGAAGACCCTGGATCGCGTAACTTGAAAGTGCAAGATGAATTTGGTAATTGGGTTCGTTCACCCGAAGCTGGTCTACCGATTACTATTGCCTGGGGTCTAACATATCATGCTGACGGTACTCCTATTCAACTAGGAGAAACCTGGACGCTAGAATATGCCACTGAAGTCAAAGCAAAGGTACTCTCAGGCTTTCTTTCTAAGCTGTTAGGGCTATCCCCTACATTGGCTACAGAAAATATCCTAAGAATTGCTGCAGTGCTTTCCTGGGTGTACAACATCGGACTAGGTAACTACCGAATCAGTACATTCAAGAAAAGAATTGACAGTAAGGATTGGGAAGGTGCTGCATCCGAATGCTTGAAATGGAATAAGTCTAAGGGTAAAGTAATGAAGGGATTAACAATCCGAAGAAACATTGAAGCGAAAGCTATCCTACAATCCAAATGACGAAACCCCTCCCGGCGTAAGCTAGGAGGGGATTTCTTTATGTCTTTTCTTTTACTACAAGATATCGAGTGCTCGTAATGTACAAACCTTCACGAGTCATGGAAGTAGGATATTTCAGTGGAATGGTTTCCACGAGTTTGTCAGGTTCTCCAGCGGGGTAACCTTTGTCCCACACTTCTACGATTACTTCAAATGTTGATGTACAGGCGTTTTCAACTCTTACATTTTTCGTCATTTTAATCTCCAACAAATTGAATCAATTGCTCTTTCGTCAGAGCACCTGATGTACGACGAACCTCTGAACCATCTTCGTATAGAATCAACGTAGGAATTCCACGGATACCATACTCATATGCAAAGTCTGGATTTTCATCGATATCAATCAGTTGAATTTCATCTACGTTTAATTCCGTAGAATCAATTACGTTCTGTAGATTCTTACAGGGTTGGCACCATGATGCTGATGCTTTTAGTAGTACTTTATTTGGCATAGATTTCCTTTAGTGTTTTATTAACGAAATACTCTTTGTAGTCATAGAACTTACTTCCGTGTTTAATTTCATCTTCTATAAAAGCATTGATATCTTCATCTAGCCAAGCAACGAAATGATGAATCATTCTGTTTCCTTTGGCATCAATTCGAATACATCGCCAAGCGCGCAATATCTCTTTTACAAAATCATAATCACTCTGTTTAGTAGTTGTCATTTGATGACCCGCTATCACTGCTTGAGCTACCTGAATCCCATGATCCAGATGCACCGCCACCACCGTAATCTCCACCACCACCCGAAGAGAATTTCTCAGGTTCTGGTGCTGGGCAGTAATACGAAGGGCTGGTTTGTGACTGCATCATATACGCAACAACTAGCGGTGTCAACAAGTCAACATCTGATGAACTTTCGACTCTGGTTTCGGTACGATACTCACGAGTAATATTTCCAATTGGTGCAGGTTGCGGAGGTACATACTTAGGCTTTGGTCTAGCACTCACGTTAAGGTGACTTCGTACAGCTTGCTTGTATTGTACATTGGATGCCACACTCGATACAGGTGTGAGTCGTTTTGGTACAGCTGCTGGTACAGAAGATGCAACAATAGGCTTCCGACGAAACTTAGCAATTAGTTTTTGTAACCAGTTCATATCTCTCCTTTCGAATGAGAAGGGATTTCTCCCTTCTCGGTTTATTGGCAAGCTTCGCACTCACCTTTACTAGCTTGAACACCAGCTTGAGTATACACATAGTACATCCCAAGAATACCTTCGTCAAGGAAAGCTTCACGATGTACTTCAGCAATCCAAGCAGGGTCTTCATCTGCAGCAAAGAAACCGTTCAACGATTGCCATTGATCGATGTACTTACCGCGAGCAGAAGCCATGCGCAAGATAGCTTTCTGGTTAATTTCAAAGGCAGTCTTGAATACTTCCTTTTCTTTGTCAGATAGCCAGCTTACATGCTGAACACTTCCTTGAGCATCCTGGACTTCCTTAATGTGTTTCGGAGAGTATACACCCTTCTTCTTCATCAAGTCAAGTAGTACTGGATTGATTCGGTCAACTTCTCCTGCGGCTGTTGTCTGATTGTAAGCCATCGCTGGATCAGGATTGATACCTTCAGAGATTCCACCCATCAGTAAGGCAGTACTCTTTGTCGGCGCAATAGCAATTCGATGACTATTACGAAGACCTGTTCCTTGGCACCACTCAGGTTCACCTAGCCATTCAGCCATCCAGCGACTAGCTCTTTCTGATTCATTCCAGATGTGAGCAGCAATCTCTTGACTCAGCATGTGAGCTTCGAATGACTCAAAAGGAATTCCTTCAGATTGTAGCAGAGTATGGAAACCACACTGACCTAATCCTAGTGCTCTACCCTTCTGAGTAAATCTTACAGCTTTCTCTAGACCTTTGATTCCCTTGGCTTTCTGAATGAAGTCTTCAGCTACGCAATCCAGGAATACCGTAGCCCAAAATACAGCGTCAGTGCCTTTCATCAGTCTGTACTTATATACGTTCATTGAAGAAAGCACACAAGTGAACGTATGCTCTTCATCTGAGAACAAAGTAATTTCGTCACACAGATTAGATGAACGCACGTATAGATTATGATTCACGTAAGCAGCAGGACGCTTACGATTGATCTTGTCGATAAAGCAGAAGTAGCCTTTACCGAGAATCATCTTCATCTTCATTGCCTTCTGGAATCTACGAATATAATCCAGGTTATTTGCTTCTAGACCCTGAATGAATTCATCAGTAACAATCCATCCGATATTGGCATCATCGGGTTCCGCCATAATGTGATCTACAAGTTCATCGAAATCATTGTGTGTGATTTCAATGTAACCCGCCCATGCGCCTCTACGAGCAGTACCTTGCGCAATATTACGCATCGCGTTAACATAGTCCTTGAATACCGGCAGAACACCGGAAGCTTTCCCACCTACGCTGATAGGAGAACCACGAGGACGAATATCGCCTAGATAAGCAGATGTACCGAAGCCGTACTTAGTTAGTAACGCAGTTTCATGCAGAGTTTCATAGAAACCTCCTACAGAATCTTCAATATATCCGCCGCTACAGGATACAGACATTCCTCGGTCAGTACCCATGTTTGCCAGCACTGGTGTACTCGGAGACAGTAAGCCGGACCATAGTAGATTGAAGAATTCTGTTTCTGCTTGATCCGCATATGTGTCCAGCTTTGTACCACGAAGATGATCTGCGGCAGTCTTTGCAATTCGTTCAAATTGACCTCGTACTGAACGACCTTTAGTGTCATACTCGTACTTATCCTTAAACATTTGATATGCGCCTGTAGAATACCAAGAAGGGACTAAGCCCTTCTCCTGTAGTTCTTTTCGTTCTTGACTTAGTTTCTTATATAGATTGTCACCCATTGCTCGTTCCCCATGTAAAAGCACTCTCGTCCCAATTGCGGTTATATTCTCTACCTTGCCCTGAGAAGAAGTCATTGAATTGATAGTTATTGATACCCTTGTAGAACCAGTCGGCAATCGGATTGTATTTCACATCGTATTTCTTCTCAAGACCTAATTGTTTTCTGCATTCGTTTACACGACTACGGACAAACTGCTTGAGTTGATGTGAAGTAATACCTGGGATATCACCCTTCTCAAAAATCTTGTCGATGATAGCATCTTCGTGTTCCACCAGCAAGTCTTCAGCTTGATGAATCTTAGCTAGTACTATTTGCTTCTGAAACTCTACATCGTATCCCTTACTCTTCCAATATTCTTCTTTCTGTTTCATCTTAAGTTTAAATGCCCATGCACCAGCCATTGAATGCAGATTCTCGTCACGTACAGAAAAGTTGATACCTCTCACAACGTTCATTAGCTTGTTCTTACCTTCAGATTGGTAGTGCTTTAGGTAAGCAAATGAACTGTACAGAATTACACCTTCAACCATTGAGAAAGCAGCAAGAGATACTAGATCACTGTGATGATCGATAATCTCACCAAGATGTTCTACACGAGCTTTCAATACTTCGTCTTGCTGGTATGAATTGTAGAATTCAGGAGTATTGATATGCAGTAGTTCATTGATCTTGTTATAGAACGGTGCATGCACAGCAAGTTCAAACATACTAAAGACGGATGCCATTCTATGGAATTCTGCACCATCAAACATGTCCTTGAATCGCTTACCCCAGTATTCGTCACCAGCGTGAGTTTCGTAGATACTGAATAGCTTTAGTACCGAGATAACAGCGTGCTTTTCAGATTCAGTGAAATTCACAAGAACATCTTGGATATCCTTTTCTACTTTAATCTCGTCAGGTAGCCAGAAGATTTTTAGTTGCTGATTCGCAAATTCAATTGGTTCTTTATATTCTTCAACAGGTAGTAAATGTTTTTCCATGTTATTCCCAGTTACTTTCATCAATTACAGTATGTTTATCTCTATCTTCCAGAATGTTCTGTGCATCTACGGTCAGATTACGTGAACGATACAAGTCTTCTAGAATACGATTGCCTGAGTACTTATCTCTAGCTTCCCTGCTGGCATAACCAGAGTTAATCCATTCTTCGTCTTGTCGTTCTTCTCCTAGCCAGCGATCACAGACAACAACTTGATTCATTCGATTGCGATGCTTTAATCCTTTTTGTTTTGCTACGGGTAGATTGGTGTCTACCCCTAACTCATACAACCATTGTTTAAATGCAGTAGGATTTTTATCTTCATATCCAGAGTAGAACTCAGGCTTGGCAACCTTCAGTTCAGATTCAGATACGAATACACTGGCTACGATCATTGAGTCACGAGTTAGTTTGAATGTCATTTTTCCACCTTATTTAGTTCTGTTACATGCTTAGGATTCTTGTCAGAATACTTGTCAAGGATATCTGAACATGCAGCGTTTAGTCTTGAATAAAAAGGTACAGATTTCGGTGGTCTATCATCTGTCCAGTTCTCTTGCATCATACTATCACGAAGTACTACCAGTGCAGAGATTGTCTTTGTAATGTGCGAGATAGTATTGGCAGTATCAGGATCAAGGTCTTCACCTTCCCACCATGCCATCAAATGTCGCATTGCAGCATCGTAATAAACACTAGCTCTTACTCCGACTTCTCGGTAATTGTGTCTACCATACTTACTAGCACCTTCCATCAGAGCAGCAGCAACTTCAGCTAATACATTTGCAGGTACAACCGACATTGGTACTTTACGAATACCGATGGAATCTTTTGGATTACTTGGCTTGTTGGTATCTTCGAATACTTCTCTAATCAGTGGATAGTCTGATTCTCTACGTAGTGGGTGGCTTTGTCCTGTGCTAATCATTCTAACCTCCATGTATCTGGTACGAAATGCACAAGAGAATTAGCTACATATCCCGCTGGCTTTCGTACCTTATTGTTAGCATCCTTGAAAACAATCATGTCATACGTACTGTTGTAGATTGCCTGCACCTTAATGTCTGGATAAAGGGCAAGGGTATCGTTAACAATGTTATCATCAGGACGAGGGAATTTTGTCATGTTGTTATCTGCAGTAGCATGCAGCGCTGCCCGTACAGGGATATTCAGTGCTTCTAGCATATGACCGAATCCAACTACAGTTACCATCATATCAGTATAACCGTCAAGTACACCTTCTCGGTTATTTGCTTCTAGATCGTCAATAGTTTCTTTGACTTCTTCCAGAATAATCTTCATCTGATTTACTAGGTCTTGCTTTGTCGGAACTTTATCTTTTCCTGCTACAGTGTTAAATGTCCGTACCTTATCTGCAAATTGATCGTAAGTATAATCCATTAGTCTTCCTTTACTTCTACGTTAATCTCTGCTGTGACCGCTATATGGTGATCACCATTAAACGCGCACTTGTTAATCCTTTTGGCTTTGTTAACTGCATCCCCAAATCGAGTGTAATACGGCGAGACTCGTGCCCCTGTACTTGTATTCACTACGAAATGAACTTCGGCTTGATATTTCATATTGTGCTCCTTAAATTAAAATAACCCCTGGAATTAACCAGGGGAAATTCTTCAGGTTAGTAATTTACTACGCTTATCTTTCGATACCGTAGACTTTCTATCTCGGCTGATTGCTCCACAATCTAGGCACTCATATTCTGAGAATGCGCTGACCGAAGTATAAGAGTAACGACCTGTGGGTTCTACGTGAACTCCACCGCAGACATTGCATCTACGTTCATCATCGTTGAAGTACAGAGCAGCGTTATAACCGTCGATACCAAGATGAGCCATCCTCATGAAAACAGATTCTAACAGATTTACGTCTTGAATGCAATAGTCCTTCATTTTTTCCATTGCTTCTTTGTCGCCTTCTTGAACTTGCTTCCACAAGTCAATTCCGCCAGTATCAAGTTTACGTCCTAGACCTAAATAATTAGCGATGCTGTCCAGACGGTTGCTAGGGAAACGTAGTTTCTTCTTAGCAATTTCTAGGGTATCGATAATCTTTACTGTAGGTAGCTTTCCGTAGTTGTGATATAAACCACGAGTCTGTAGTACTTTGTGATCGAACTTCTTACCGTTATGCATTACAACCGCATCAGCTTGTTCGTACAGATCATACAGAGTTGCTACGATACGAGAATCATCTAGAGTCTTGATTTCCTTTGGAGATTGATTCAAGAAATAGGTGTTATCTTCGCCTAGCCACTTGTAGCATCCAACCAGGATGTTGCCACCTTCTGTCTTTACGTGATTTTCAGTAACGTTGATGTTCCATCTGCTGAAGTGATAGGATACTGCAGCAGCAGTTTCCAAGTCAAGTAGTGCAATCTTGGGAGTGCGACCTGAATGCCGATTGTAAATGTCATTGACAGTTGACTTTCCAATGCCTAGAATTGATGCAATCTCTCGTGATGAATAGCCTGCTGCCTTAGACTTGATGATGAAGTCAATTGTTTCTTTGTTATGTACCATAGAATTTATCCTTTACGTTTTGGATTGTGGCCTCAATTATATCATAACCAAGTGACCTATTCAATATCAATCTTTTAAATTGAGCCTTGCGAATCGTGCTGTTGTTCTTCTTGTCTACTGGTATATCAAGACCAACTGCATTATACAAGTCTTGCAGTACTTCCATTTGATACACAGAAGGTAATTTGTTAAAGGATACAAGAACTGATTTCTTCCACCCAGGGTGATAGTATTCCTGTGGATGGTTTCGTTCTAAGTAGTCGGCGCATTGTCTTAGGAATGTAGCAAGATCATGTGGATACCACCATGCAAGGTATCGATTCCACATGTTCTCTATTTTACCTAAAGTAGCATTTGACTGACGATGCAAAACAGCACGTACATGATTAGAATTGTGGCAATGGTCGAGGACGGCCTCTCTTTTATCAATTGCCAAACCAGTAATAGCGCACTTTTCATTTTGCTTGTCAAATAATTCATCGCGTACCCTTGCTACATCCTTGGGATTATAGAGTGACTTCTTCATACGTATCATTGAAGATGTGTTCTTTAACTGCCCAGTATTCACCATGCGGACCTTGCACCACATATGAACCTACCGCTACTGTCATTCTACCTTCAAGGGTTTGAATGAAAGGTGTACCTGTAATAGTATATGCAACTCCTGGTACATCTGCTTGAGCTAGAAACATGTCCATCGTATATTGATACGCTTTAACCGGAATTGGTTTCTTACGGTATAGTTTTGTTTGTGTCATTTAAATTCCTCCCATAGATCATAGAAGCCTGTTGTGTCATTCTTTACACGCTTCATATACGCAGCTTGATGGTATAAATCAAGAAGTTCACGGTAGTCTTTCGTAACAATGAATCCTGTTTGTGTCTTATACGTAACAGGTTCAGGGAACCATTCTTTGTATTGTTTCTCTACTGCACCAAATAACTGATCTACACATTCTAGTTTCTCTAGTACTTTCAGAGCAGACTTATCGCCGAACTTTTTCTTGTGCAAATCAGACGGACCATAGTTATCTGCATTATCTCCGCAAAGCATTTGATAGCAGTAGAAGTTTAATCCTACACCGTCAATCTTCTTCTTTTCTTCGATATAAGTCAAGTATCCAAAGGCTGGTACTTCGATAATCTTTGCATCAGGTTGAGTCCAGTCGTAGTATTTAGTTCCTACACACCCTTTCTGATCTTTATCCAAAGTGATAACCACAGGATCGTGACCAGCTTGTTTGTACTCATGGTATTTGATTACAAGATAATCATCCGCTTCAACTTCCTCGACTAGCTCTCCAGGAAATTTCTTCAGTGCATATTTCTTGGCTTCATCTAAATGAATTGGTCGCAGCATATTCTCACGCTGACCTTTGTATAGTTCCGGTAAGTCCAGCTTCAATCTGAAGTTTGTACTTCCTACCCCTACATACCCGGTAATGTAATCCGCTTGGACTTCTTGTTTGATTGTATTAACTTGCTTCTTGACAATTTGACATGCATTCTCTACTGGCTCTGGAGTTTGGATATCCCTGAACTCATAGTCAGAATCTACGAAAGGGTAATTCTTTTCGGATAAGAACTTCTTGAATTCTGTCCTAGTCTTGAATACCTTAGTCTTATTTGTAGGAATATGCGTTACAGCCACAGTACGTTCCTCAACGGCTGCGGCGGCACGATATGCGATGATGTCAAAGTCAAATAGAGCAATAGTTTGTTTCTCCATTGACTTCTCCTAAGAATAAATCCCTACCGGAATTAACCAGTAGGGATCGTGTGTTTATTTATTACTTAGACTACCTGCACCTGCAATGGTAAGGTTAAGCAGTAGAGCAGCTAACCAAGTCCAGTAAGTATACGGAATTGCTAGAC